TATAAAAAGAAATACAATCGAGGATAATACTACAGTGGAATGGACTCCAGAAGAAAAAAAAGATATTCCTCCTCGCTATGGTTGTGAGATTCTGGTTGAGAACGGAACTCCTTCTCAGATTAAAGACACCTCTTTTCCCAATGATGCCTATGTTGTATATTATACACTAAAGGGAAATTCTTATATGGATTTGTGTCGTGGAACCAGAGTTAAAATCTTCGATATGTATTATGATAAGTTTGGTCCAGGGGTGGTAACGAAAATTGATTGGGGTTATGGTAGAGTATCTCCTAAGATTTGGGGATACAAATCACCCGAAAAGAAAAGGCGAAAGTGATTTCTCATATCGGGCAAAAAAATTCCCCCAAAATTTTTGCCCCCTTAAGGTTTTTTGAAAAGGTAGCAGCATGATACACTTTAGTATCGGTTGCTACTTTTTTAATTTTGTGGTAATATATAATATATCGTTCATCTGGAGTATCCAGACGGAAGTAAGCCGACGCGGAACGGATCGTTCATTCGCTATTCGCAAATAGGGAACGCAAACGCCGACTGAAGGAACGCTCTTTAACCTAAACAACTAAGGAGAAAACCTAATGTCAAAAATTATTTACAGAGGTGTTCCATATGACACCGAAGTTCGTCGCCAGCAACAACAGCAGGCACAGCAGCAACCCCAACAGTATAATGAGACTTATCGTGGGGTTAAATTTGTAAAGGAGGTCAAGTGATGAAAAAACTTAACTTCCTACAACTTATCAAAGAACAAAAACAAAAAGAACAGCGTCGTCATTTAGCACAATTAGCACAACTAATCGGAGCAAAATAATGGCAAATCTCATAGTCTCAATGAGTGCCGGAATCGCTCTTTTGACTATTATTTTATCAATGTATATTCAGTGGCTTTATAAGTGATATTTTTTCCAAAGAGAGGATTGACAAGTCCTCTCTTTTTTTGTATAATCAAAACAGAATATTAATCTAAATGGATAAGGACAAACTTAAATTAATTATTCGGAATATGGAACTGCTCTTGGACGCACTCAAGGCAGAAGTATATCCAGATACACGGCAATATAAGTATGATGATATTCGTCCAGAGGAAATTGACTATGATGAGGTTTTTTAACTAATGTCTGTAAGAGCAAAAAAACTTGTAAAATTGTTGGAAAGATTGATTAAACAAGATCATCTATATTCCGATAAGCAACTTAAAGAAATGAAATCACAATTGCGAGTCGTGAAAGAAGAACTCGCAGACTTGGAAGCAAAAACATCAAAAGGATTTGGAAAATGAAACCTATTAAAGCAAAAGACCTTCTAGAACTTGACCGTTATATGAAAGTTGTGATGCTTCGTCAGACACAACTTCCTCAGACTCTTGTTTATCAGGCAGGTAAGAATGATTATTCAGAAGACCCTATTCATACCAAGTTTCCTCCTGGTGAGAAGGATTGTGGTAAATGGGTCATTGAGCAACTTCTAGCAAATGAAAGAGGGCACTGGGGACCACTGGAGCATCCTGCGATTACTTTGGACTGTGTTGGGTTTGTTCATAATGTAATAGTTCAGGCAAGAACTCATCGTGTTGGAGTTTCTTTTGATGTTCAGTCTCAGCGTTATACTGGTCGTCGTGTATTAAAGGTTGCGACTGGCGACCTGAAACCCGAAGAGGTTTTCTATGTGCGTCCAGAAGGTCTCTACCTTGACCGTAAAGGGCACAAGTATGAATGGACGAAGGATGACTACGAAAGACAGTTAAAGTTCTGTCTGGCGGCATCTGAGCGGTATGCTGAGGGTTATGAGAAGCGTGGTATGGCGGAAGAACATCTGCGCGATTATCTTCCACAGAACATCCGCCAGAACTTTGTGGTTTCGTTCTCTCTTCGTGCTGCTCTTCACTTCCTTGACCTAAGAGCAAAACTGGATGCTCAGGTAGAGATTCAGGGATTATGTGAAGCGATGGTGCCTGTAATGAAAGCGTGGGTTCCAGAAATCTTTAGTTATTATGAAGAGCGCAGGTTACACAAAGCGCGTCTCGCCCCATAAATATTTTTGTAAATTATTATAACTTATGTGCCCTACTTATAGATTTGAGAATACTGAAACAGGTGAAATCTTTGAGAAATGGATGTATATGGCGGACAAAGACCCATATCTCAAAGAAAATCCTCATATCAAACCTCTTATTCCGACTCAGATGAATGTTGGCGAGGCGGGTGATTGGAGGGACAAGTTAACCTCCAAGCACCCCTCTTGGAACGATGTTTTGGGTCGGGCGCAAAAGATGCCCGGATCAACTGTAAAAAAACTCTAATATGTCTAGAAGAAGAAAATCAGACCAACCAATCGGTGTTGGTCTCACTGCCCGTCAAGCGAAGCGTAGAAAACCATTAAGTTCGGATTTTCTGATTGATATTGATCCACTTACAGAGAACCAAAAACTTCTCTTTAAGTATTATGATGAAGGTAAAAATATTTTCGCTCACGGTGTTCCCGGTTCTGGAAAAACTTTTTGCCTTCTTTATAAAGCACTCAAAGAGGTTCTAGATGAAAGAACACCTTATGAAAAGATTTATATTGTCCGTTCATTAGTCCAGACTAGAGAAATTGGTTTTATGCCGGGAGGAGAAGATGATAAGAAATCTCTCTTCGAAATACCATATAAGAATATGGTAAAATATATGTTTCAGATGCCGAGTGATGTAGATTTCGATATGCTTTATGGAAATTTAAAGGCACAAAATACTATTTCTTTTTGGTGTACTTCTTTCATTCGTGGTATTACATTAGATAATTGTATTATTATTGTAGATGAGGCACAAAATTGTTCGGCACACGAGAGTTTTTCTATAATCTCAAGATGTGGTGAAGATACGAAAATTATGTTTGCTGGAGACATCGAACAGAGTGATTTAGTTAAAATGAGTGAAAAAACGGGTATTATTGATTTTATAAGAGTAATTGATGCTATGCCTTCTTTTGAGAAGATTGAGTTTGGTATTGATGATATCGTTAGAAGTTCTTTAGTAAAAGAGTTTGTAATTGCTAAAAAATCTTTAGGACTTTAATATAATGTTTAATCATCTTGATATTGACTTACCAAAACTTGAAAGAGAAACGATAGATTCGGTAAGATACTATACTATCTCTGAAGAAAATGAGGTTCTTAAGTTAGTTTCGATTACCTCCGTAACTAGTCACTTCAACAAGGAAATCTTTGTGAAGTGGCGCAAAAAAGTTGGAGATGAAGAAGCAGACCGTGTTACAAAGGCGGCAACAAGTCGTGGAACCGATATGCATACCCTGGTTGAAAACTATCTTTATAATCACGAAGTTCTTCCTCCAGTTCAACCCCTATCGGAGTTTCTTTTTAAGATTGCGAAACCAAGTCTGAATAAGATTAATAATATTCATTGTCTTGAAGGAGCACTTTATAGCAAACAACTTGGTGTAGCAGGAACAACGGATTGTATATCAGAATATAATAATGAACTTGCCGTAATCGACTTTAAGACTTCTAAAAAACCCAAACCCAGAAGTTGGATTGAAAACTATTTCGTTCAGGCAATGTTCTACGGAATGGCATATTATGAAATGACCGGAACTCCAATCAAAAAATTAGTAATCATTATGGCGTGTGAGAATGGTGAGTGTGTAGTCTATGAAGAATACGACCTTAAAAAATATATGAAACTTGTGGTTGAGTATATTAAAAAGTTTGTGAATGATAAACTTGAACTGTTGACTGATTAGACTTTTTAATGCTATAATAAATAAAATATAACTAAAATATGAACAATATATTAGAAAGTCTTTTGGAAATCGACATACAACAAATGAAAGAAGAAGAAACTTTAGAACAGGTAATTGAAAACAAGTTTCTCACACCATCCAAGTTTTCTCTGGAAATTGAAAACATCGTTGCTCAAGAAAACTGTAATCATATAGATGCTATCGTTATGTTCTGTGAGAAGAATGAGATTGAGATTGAGACAGTTACAAAACTTGTCTCTAAACCCTTAAAGGAACGATTAAAATATGATGCAATTAATCTGAACTTTATGAAGAGAACTTCAAGTGGGAAGTTGCCTTTGTGACGCCTTATGAGACCTATATTAAATATCTTGCTTTGAAGTCTCATTTTTCCAATAAATCCTACGATTACTTCAAATATAATAAAAAGGTTCGTGCCTCTGTAAAATCGTTTAATTCCAGATCCGATAAATACTGGTTCGAGAAGACATCAAGAAAATATAACGACAAACAAATCATTGAGTTTTTTGTATCAAACTTTATTGCCGCCGATGATCCGGGTAACTTATGGATTGGTCAAATCATAAACTCCGGAGAAAAAAACTATCAGGAGTGGACAAAACGACAGCAGAGTTTAACCTACTTGTTCAAGGAACAATCGACCGCATTGTTCTCTCAGAACGCATTAAACGATGTCTTCGACTGCTCGAAGGGGCATCCAATACTTCTCAAAAGTTTTTTAAGAGGTGAAATATCGCCCGAAAGTATGGTAATATATGAAAAGGTTTTTTCCTTTCTTAAAAACTTCGACAAGAATCTTTTAGACCCTGTTTGGGAAATCGTATCTCTCAAGATCAAAAAGTATTCTTCTTTTATACATACTGATGTGTTTTCTTATAAGCGTATTTTACGAGAGATTATAGAATGAGTAGATTTTTTGATTCCGAATTTATCCAAAAAGAGTTAAAAGAAATCAATGAACTTCAGGAATTTCTTTATGGAAGTATTCTGACCTTTGCGATTATGTCTCGTGAAGATAAAATAGAACACATTGATAAAATGACTGAACTGCTTGAAAAACAGCAGATTATGTATACTCGTGTCTCATTATCGGACGACCCAGAAGCAATCGAAATCAAAGATAAT